TCGGAACATGAACAACTTAAGAATTACTGATCCAGCTTACAAAGCATTTGGTTTAGAGTATGCTTCTGTGTCTCAAAACAAATTATCAGAAGATAAAAGATTCTTTAACTACATAGTTCTTACTCCAGAAGAAAGAATGAAACTTCCTAAGCGTTCTCACTTTACTATGGGAAACATTGTTCATAATGCAGTACAAAAAATTCTTTGCAAAAAAGAAACATTAAAAGATGTTATCTTTAATAAAGACAAATCATTATTCAAATCATTAAAAGCAGAAAAACCAATAGACGAAAAAGATAAAGCCAAAAGATATTACATGGCTAAGAATTTTAAATTGACATTAAAACAATTTCAAACAGCAATAGAAAGTTTGCCAAAACAAAATTGGAATTTTGAAACTGAGTATGCAACTTGGATAGATGGAATAGGAACTTACTTTAAAATGTTTATAGATTTAGAAGGGGAAAATTATATTGTAGATTTAAAAAATATATTTGGTTCAGTTATTAAAACTAAAAAAGGTTATTCATATACTAAGAGATCAGTACCTCAACAACCATTCCACAGCGATTGTATGCAAATGGCAGCTTATAACTATGCAACCGGTGGTAAGAAACCTGTTCTTATTTATGCTAATCATTTTGAATATAAAGTATTTAGCGAAAACAATTGTGATGATTTAAAACCTGAGAACTTAAAACATTATCTTAATGAATTAGTTATGTACCAACAAATATGGGAACAAAAATTAAAGTTAGCTAATGGTAATCCTTATGTTCTTGCTAGATTAATTAAACCAGATTTTTCAGACATAAGAAAAAAACAAGACTTCTTTTGGAACGATATTCCAGATGAATATATTAACAGATTTTTAAATTATTATAGCAATGACAACAAATAGATTTGAAATGTTTATTATAGCTATACTTACATTGGTTGCCATTGAAACCATTAGACATTTATTTGGGATATGAAAACGATTAACAATAACAAAGGAGAAAACATGGAGAGCATAAACCTGATAGACGCTATCAAAGAATTTAGTGAGAATACAAAAGATAATTTCATTAATATTCAAGGTAGAAAATATCTTAAAGTAGTTGATAGACTAAACTTTGTAAGACAGAAGTTTGGTGAGAGACTATGCGTTAAAACAACAACAACATACCCAGATGGTATGGCAATGTTTCAAACAGAAATATTTTTAGATGGAAAGTTAATTGGAACTGGACACTCTAAACAAACAGTTAAGAAAGATAAAGAGTTTGAGAAAATAGAATCGGTATCTATTGGAAGAGCTTTAGGTATTGCAGGATTTGCAGGATCAGAACTTGCAACCTTTGAAGAGATGAATGATTTTATTAAATCAACACCACAGAATTTTAATAATGGTTACGTTAATGCAAAGTCTCAACAATCAGATGGAGCAAGAGATGAAATCATTACTAAGATACAAGAAGCCGAAAAGTTTTCAACAACTCCAGGTGTATTAGAAAAGAACCTACAACAAATTTGGGTTCAGTATTCTGATAAGCTAGAGTTTATGCAAGTTGAAGATCAAGACTTCTACAGTAAGATACTACAAGCTAGAAAAAAAGCAGAGCAAACAGTAAGAACAAGGAGTAACAATGGCAGATAAATACGACAATACACTTTCACTATGGAAAAATGCAAAACGTAGAGAAGGGAAACAAGACCCACAATATACAGGCAGCGGAATGATTGATGGAAAGAAATGGTCTATCTCTGGTTGGATTAATACAGCTAAGAAGAATGAGAAAGCACCGGATATTTCTATTAAAGTAAATCCGTTTAAAGAATCAACAAAAGACAAAATGCCGTTTTAATCTATGAGCGATAATATTAATCCAAGTCATTATAAGAATAAATCTATAGAGACTATCCATGCTATCTGTTCTCAGTTATCTGAACCAGAAATGGTTGGTTATCTAAGAGCTTCTATAATGAAATACATTATGCGTTTTGGTAGTAAGAATGGTTTTACTTTAGAAAAAGCCATTGAAGATACAAGAAAATGCAAATGGTTTTTGGATCAATTATTATTAGAACTAGATACTATTAAGAGTTCAGGCAATGACTCTTATAAACATTCTAACGTTCATAGTTTATTTCCAAAGGATAAAAAATGAATAGAAAGAATGGTAAAGACTATATCTTCTTAAGTAAAGTCAAGGCAGATGTATTAAATTACATAGCTGATTTTGTTAGAGAAAAAAAATATTCCCCTACTCTAATAGAAATTGGTAACCGCTTTGGCTTTACTAGAAGTAGATCAAATGCAATCGTAAATGATTTAACTAAAGCTAATCTAATATCTAAGGATGCAAGATACCCTCAGAGAAAGATTAAATTAAATCATCAACAACTATCAAAGATAAATACTTTGAAAGTAAATGAAATATATCCGGTAAATGAAATTTGAAAAAACATATTTTTACGAATTTAATGCAAAGTTTAAAGAGATTTTTGATGATGTGGAAGTTGCCGCAAAGTCAGAAAAACCTAGAGATTTAAAAAGCATGGAAGTAACTAATGTTCGCTTTTTAAAATCTAGTATTAAACCGGTAAATAAAAAAGAAAAGAATGGATAAAGAAAACGATCCTAAGAAACAAGTTAAGATAGAGAAGCGCTATTATACTCTTCTTGAAAAAGAAAAAAAGTTAGAAGAGGAAGCGCTAAAGGTTGCGGAGAAAAAAAGGAAAGCAGCTTTTGAACTTGGTATGAAGGATTTAGAGTTTGAAGATATAGCTAGTTAGTAGCTAATAATTGTATGCGTATTGTAGGTTGTAAAACAACTAAGGAGAGAGACATGACTAAAAAGAAAGAGATAACAGGTTATCATGGATATTATGATAGCAAAAAGAAAAGAAGAGTGCTAAAAGTTTTATATAAAAAAATTTAATTATTAATGAATTCCTTTGGAGAAATAGACTGCCAATTGAATATTGACTATGTCAATTATGAAAGTGTCTATATTTGTTTTTATCTAGCGTAGAAGTATAGGGAGTTTTTCGTTGAGACTCCCTATATTAAATTACATTCCTTTTTTAGATCTACCTTTTTTAACGCCTTTAATAATTCCTTTATTAAACGATGCATAAAATACAGACTTTCCTCTCTTAGATCCATACTCCTTTTGCATTGCTTTCATTATTTTAGCGCCTTTTTTATTTAGTGGCATATTGCTCCTGTTGTTTTAAGTTTGCTTGTCTTATTGATTCTGATGTTTCGTAGCAGCTAGTATGCTGACAATTTCTGTCTGCAAAGATAACAAAAGAATCTGAGTTAACTACTTCTTTGGCGCATGATATACAAAACCCTACATGCATCAATCTAAATTTTTTTTTAGCCATTTACTACCATGCTTTGCAAGACCAATATCTAGCTGATAGTTTATTGGTAGCGCCTTCGCATTTATGTCTAGCTCTAAAAGATTTACGTCTAGCTTCAATATGTTTTTTAATTTTCATATTAGGATCACCAAAGCGAACAAGTTTAACTTGGTTACCTTGCTTTGCAAGAACAGCAGACTTCTTTCTTTTACCTGGTGTAGATTTAGGTTTATTATATCCGGAGAATTTCTCTCCTCTGTAATTAATCATTATCTTGCAAGTGGATTAGAATTAGAAGCTCTTAGTTCTTTCATCTGAACCTTTAATAGTTCAACTTCTTTTTGTAATATTAACATATCATTTTTAACTGTGCTTACTTTAGATGGATCAATGCTATCAATCTTTGACATGATTTCTCCATACTTAATAAAGCCACCGCCTATTGTACCAATGATTGCAACTGTTGCTATAATCTCTTTTAAATTATTCTTAACCTTATCTAACATATTAACCTCTTATTCTTTTTAATTGTTCTAACTGAATGATAATATCATTCTGTTCATCTTGTATTTCTTTTAACATATTATGTCTAGTAGCCAATGGATCTTTATTAGTATAAGATTGTAAGGTTATATTGGTATATATAGACGGTTGCATTAAATTAGCTTGATTATAAAAGGCATCATTAGGAACTCCAACCATTTGCCTTGCTGCATAAAATGGTTTATTCTCATACACACTTAAACTTGGTTGATTACTTTTTAATGATTCAATTTTTATTTCTTGTACTGACTTTACTTTTGTATCTACACCTTTTAATTCTTTTTCTACTTTATCTAATTGTTGTTTCGTTTTTACATCTACCTGAGTATTGCTTACATTTGTTTTATCATCGGAAGCAGAAGTTTTAACTTCATTATTGCTTGTGGATAAATTTTCTTTTGAATATTTTTGTTCTTTGATTGACTCTTCTTTGTTCTGTGTTTGTTCTTTATTAACTTCTTTAGGTTGTTCTGTGGATTGTTTTGGTTGTTCTTGTGCTGGTTGTGATAACTGAATTGTTTCGTTAATTTTTGTTTGTTCAGAAGATTGCTGAATTACAACAGGAGAATCTATAACAGGAGATTCAATAATTGCTGAAACAACAGGTTCTTTAATTGTAACTTGTTGAATAACTGGACTTAAAATTTCAATAGGAGTTATTGTGATAGGTGGTAAAGGATTAGTTACATAGGTAACTGTTAATGATGGATTCATTAAATCAGCTGCATAATGATATGGAGAATTTGTAGATTCATAAAAAGAAAATCTACTTGTTATACTAAAATTAGCTTGTGTGTTTTTATCTATGACAGCTATGTTTTGATAATTATTAAAATAAGAACTTGTATAATTAATAGTTCTATTTTGTATTGTTGATACACCGTTATCATTAGTAATGACTTGCGTCATAGTAACATTTTGATTTGGATTGCCAGACCAAAACCAAATATCAGCGCCTTGTGTAGAAGTAAAACCTTCATTGATTTGTGCTTTAGATAAACCAATTGAAGATAGTGAAACAGTATTCTCAACAAACTTCCCACTTACTCCTGCTATCGTTCCAGAACCATGAGTAGAATATAAGTTAGTTCCACTCCATCCATTAGAAGTAGTAAATGTATTAGGTGTTAAATTAGATGTTGTTGTAGTTTGCGCTAAAGATATTACAGAGCTAACAAGCCAAGCAATAATAGTACAAACGGTAAGCCAGATGATGAATTGTCTTTTGCTTCGTACCATTGATTTATTTCCTCAATTTTTTTTTTCTCAACTACTTTTTGCTTTTCAGTATCTTCCATAATTTTTAATTTATCTACATACTGATTATAGTCTGGTCTTAATTTATCATACTTTAACCATTGCGCTGTAGCGTCAGCACCAATCTTTCCTTCAAATGGACATGGCGTTCCTGATTGTTCCATTGCATAAAATACTCTAGCGTCTTGGCAAAGGATTGATACAGCAGCAACCTTCATTCCTAAATCATTTAATACTTTTGATAGTTTAATTCTTTCACAGTTTTGATCTGTAGTATAGCTTCCGCCTGATACTCCAATACCAAATGTAGATACACCACCACTATATCCAACAACGCATAAGTCTTGTGAGTAAGCAGACATACTTGGAGCAGTTGCAGTTGCTGCTACTCTAGTATCTCCTGAATAGGCGTTAGTGGTAGAATTAGTTGTTGTAGTAGAATTAGATGAAGAACCTGATTGGTACGTTGAAGTTGTGGAAGAAGTATATCCACCAGTAATAGAAGTATTACTACCAGAAGTATTATTCTGAGTAGTAGTTTGTGATGATACATTAGATATTAAGCATAGTATGAAAACTATAGTTGTTAGTATAATGCTTTTTCTCATTTTATTTTTTATAACCTTTTTTTTTAATTACTTTTTTAAATCTTATTATTCTTTTGTATCTTAATGGTTCATGTTTGAATTTAATATATTCTTTTAAAAGATTATGAATCTTTTTAAATATATTCATTACTCTTTATTAGGTTGTCTATTAGCTAAAGTTCTAGCTATGCTTTCACCTGAACGACCAACAACATAACCGCCTAAACCTATTTGTAATAAAGTCCAAACATCTCCTGGTAGTTCAAAACCAACAACTAAACCTGTAATCATTTTAATTATTGGTGCAAAAATATAATTAAATACCAAAACAAATATTAGAACATACATTAGTAATGGTCTCCAACTAGCTGCAAACCAACCTGCTTTGGCTTCTGCTTCTACAATAGATGCAGCTGCTTTTAGTTCTTCAGTTGAAGATTTTAATAATTGTTCGTTTAACTGTGCTTTTAATTTTTCTTGTAAGTCTTTATCAGGTACAGATTTTTCAATTGTACTGAATAATATTTTTGCAAGCGGTGCTATTGCACTAAGTGCTGGTAACATATTTTTATCTAGTTGGTTATGCGCAAGAACGCATGAGATTTGATAATTCCTCACAGCGCTTTGGCGTTTGAACTCTCCATTGAGAGTCTAACATTTGTTCTGCTGCTTCATTATAGTCTTTTTTTCTCAATGCTTCAAACATTTTTTTAAACTTAGAAACACCACCAATTCCTAATTGAAATACCATTTCTACTATAACTTCTCTTGCAGTATCGCAAACATCAATGCCTTCTAATAATTGTTCTGCATTATAAGCAGCTCTATTAAAATCTTTATCAAATAGATTTTCTAATAAAGATTTATCGTATTGAATACCTTCAGCAAAATCATCATCTTCTGTAAGTAAATGACCATAACCTATTGTGGCTTTGCCTAATGAATCTAAATAAACAGTATCTCTAAAACCTTCATGTTTTTTAATTCTATTTTTAACTTCTTGATAATCCATAATACATTTACAATTATTTAATAATACACAACCTATTGGGTTGTATAATTTATTGATACAATTATTTGACGCTATCCATTTTGTCTTTGTTTGGAAAGACATCAATTAAATTTTTTAAGTCTGAAAACGATTTATAACATTTCTGTTCTTTCCTTTTCTTTCTTTTATTCTGTTCAATAGTAAGTTTATTTTCTTTTGATAAATTTTTATTATGCTCTAAATCTTTTAAAATATCTTTTTGATCCATAACCATTAACTCAACGCCAAGTTGTTTCTGTTTTTCATTTGGTGATCTGTGAATATTGTGATTATTTTTTTTACGATATGATTTAGTTTTAACATCTATTAATCTTACTGTGCCATCAGGTTTGATTGCAACCAAATCAAAGACGCATTGTGGGTCAACTGACTTTGCAACCATATATCCTTGTTTGGTAAGAGAGCAAATTGCTTCATATTCAGATATAACACCTATAGAACTTTTAGTTAATGGCTTAACAATCTTACTATTAGATCTGCTAATGCACCTATACTTAGTGTTACGACTAACCATAACACCTTATATATGGTATTGATTTTATCTTCAATATGTTTCAGATGATTATTCATTAATAAATCAATCTTCTGGTCTA